CAATCCCTGATATCGCTTTATTTAATTTCCTGGCAATTACCATCGGCCCGTCCCCGTCAATCATCCCCTGCGATAATACTTTGGATAATTGATTACTCATTTCGTTTGTTATATTCTTCAACTCGGTATAAGTCCGGGTGTATAATAGCGCCACGCGCTCCATGTGAAAGGGTGTTCCCATGCTGGTATGAATCCCACCTGTTTTATCTATACCGGGAACGGCCATACCTATGTTTCCCATTTCGTACCGTGCCCGCTGAACACCTCTGGCGTATGAATCTTGTATATATAAATCCGTCCACGGCTTTTGTGACCCTTTTCCAAACTGGGGCATTTGGCGCACTTGTAGTAACTTATCATCAACCTGTCCTTGCAGCCATAGCATGAACTTATTTACCTTATCGGCGCTTGTTTCAAAGCCAAAAGCATGCGTTTTAAAGCCAGTTAACTCTTTACCATCCCCTAACCCCAATAAATCTTTATCTACCAGTACACGTCGTATTTCGCCCCTTAGCGCCCTAAATCGCTTGCTTATATCTGTCACAAATGCCTTTCGCAAGGTTATGGTGCGTGTCGGGTCATATTTATCCCCGGCAGCATAAACGCCCAAACTATGATTACATATATGTTTTACCGCTATCATACCTTATTCCTCTATAATACCAGTTTCAGGAGTGGGTGAGGCTATACCCTCATCCTCATCATCTCCTATATCCACCCCTTCTTCTATCATCATATCATCTTTCATCGTATTTATAAGCGCAATTTCATCCCCGCTTAATCCCAGGAAATATTCCAGAAACGCATCCGGCGGCACTATAAACTCCGCCCCTGGCTGACTGGCATATTGTCTTAATGCCTCCGAACGTATTTTCCCAATCTCTGCCCTATCCTTATCCCCGATAGCATATAAGTCAACCCATCGAATACCATATTGTTTTTTCTCCTTTGGTGCGGGCAGTACCCCGTATTCAATTAACTTATCTATAAACGGCCGCAACACTACTTGTTCGGCGTATTCTTCTCTCCGTGATTGTATGGTCTCCTTCCATTGATCCGTGTCCTGGCTACTGGATAACTCTCCGCGCTCACTTCCTGTTAATATACGTTTCGGAATTCCCGTTTGGGCGCTAATCATTTGAATCTGTATATCTACATGACTTGATGGATCGCTCACCTGAGGCGACATACTCTCCATGCTTATCCCTCGATTAATAAATATACGCCTTAAATTATGTTCATATTCATCTAATTGTTTCAATAACGCATCCTCATCGTTTGGAGATAAGGAAAACCCATCATCAAGTTTACCTGCATACCCCGGACGGGCGCCACGCCAGAACATTTCTGCTGATCCCCCCGTTAGTTTTTCCAAATCCACTAACCTATTAAATACCTTTTGCAGAACGGGGGTTCCGTATATATCATTATTCAATGATGCCCGGACAATATGGATTACTCTCGTGTGGTGAACTCTAAACTCATTAACAGTTCCATTTTCATCCTCCTGAAATTTCAATACGTATATCACCGGTTGTCCATAACGCGGATTGAAAGGATCGGTTTCCAACTTGTATATCTCTGCCTGACTCTCACTGAATACCTTTATATAATTCAATTTAACCCCCGATTTGGGCGGGAGCAATAACTGTTCCTTAGTTACCGTATCAGACAATCCCATAAACAGCACCCCATAACGACCTATACATGTCAATTTATCCAACGATATAAGTTTGGTCTTTATTTGCAAGTCATCGCATATATCATCCCATGCCTTTTCTAAAGGCGTGATTTCTGCTTCCGTATTTTCCTCTATTGATATAGACCCCCGCCATGTAGCATCAATTGGTTTATCTATTATCGCTGCTGCTATATCCTGCCGCGAATATTGCTGCCAGTAATCAGAATAAGTAAGTTCTTCCTTATACCCTAACGCCTTATACAACTCTCGATCCCCGCCATATTGAGCACCTAATACCCCGGATAACCTTGCACGCGCAACGAGGTCAGTCAATACCTGTATTTTATTTACAATTTCTTGTTCCATGTCCTTTATTTTTTATACAAAGTTTATTTCTTTGACCCTCCAATCGGGCCTGCCCTCTTTAACCTGCTTAACTTGCTATAAGCGGCGCCTGCGGCATCTACCTGATCCTTTAATCTGCTAAACGGGAAAAACCTATGCTCTTCTACAAATTCCTTATTCCACTCCCCTTTGAGTAATATAACGTTTCCATTATTTACCTGAACGCTATATGGATCTGCCCGATATATTTTATCCCCAACCGGTCGCTCCGCGTATGCTTTAAAACCGTCAAGATTAGTGTTGGTGGCTTCTGCTGATTCTTTCCCGCCGCTGCCGGGTTCCTGTTCATGGTATATCGTCACCTTCACTCCATCAGCTTCTGCCACTGCTCTTATTTTCTTTTCACGCTCCACCGCTGCCCAACGGCCTTTCACCACATCACTTATAAGCCATTTCCCATTTTCCAATAAGTGCATCTTTACCCCAGCAGTCCGGGCGCCCTGGCCCTGTTTGGGTTTACCCATTTCTAAAACTTCCTTAGTTCCTGCCTTATCCCAATATCTTACGCTCTCTATTATATGGTGAGCGGGGGGCATGGTCTCCGTATAATTAAACATCCCTATTATAAACATACCCCCAGTTGGGGGTGTCGGGTCCTGCCCCATTTGTCCGGCGTATCCATATTGACCTAAATCAGCTTCCAAATCCTTCAATACATATCGCGGCATCCGTATAGGGTCTAACAACCCATCCGTATAATGAGCAGCCAGTTCCTTTGGTTTTAAGGTATGCCCATAATCCTCTAATTCAGCCGGAAGACATATATGTTTAACATTGCCTTTTTTCTTTCCCAATATATGCCCTGTTGGATCATTCTGATGAAGTCGCTGCATTATACCTATTGTTACACTGACTTCTTTATCTACTTTTCTTGTAGATAACGTTTGATCCATCCAGCGATTAGTATTATCCATCTCCACCGGGCTGACCGCCTGTTGTGGATTTACCGGATCATCCCATATAAGTATATGTCCGTGAAAGCCTGTTAACGTGCCGCCCACGGAGGTGCTATATCGATTCCCGCCGGGTTTCAAAACAGGGGTAAACCCCACGCCGCGCTCCGTTGTTCGGAGCATAACCTTATAATTTCCCTTGTTATCCTTATCCTGTTTTATGACAACATCCGGATATATCGCTTTGAATTTATCGCTCCTAATTATATCCCTGCTGAACTCCGCTGACTCTAAACTTAACGCGGCACTATATGATAAACATATAAACCTCATCCAATACCATTTCGTCCAACACCATACCGGAAACATTATACTTACTATAATTGTTTTGGTTGTTCCAGGTGGTATGTTAATTATGACATCTTCTTTCTTCGGCACACGCCTTGCTACTCTTTCCGCGATTGCTTCCAATTCCTTACATATGTATGCTATATGCCAGTTGGGTACAAACTCTTCTGATGATATTTCACTCCAGAAACATTGTATAAACTCAAAAAGGGAACGATTATTTAGTTCCCTCTGAGCCATATATACATTACCTAACATTATCCGCTTTTTCTGTAAGGTTGTCAGGTTTTGTCCCTGTTTAATTATCGCTTGGGTCTTGTCCATTATGCGTCATTGATTGTACTTTTAATCCACAATCTCTTATCATCTTTAATTCATCCGTTGTGAATTCTTTTAAATCTATATTCTCAGCCTGTTGTAGGTGAACTTCTCCGGTATGTTCTATCCGATTAACATCCGCCCATGAATATACGTTTCGTTTCGTTCTATTCTTTAACCAGAATATGGCGGCGTTAGTTTCTGGTGGATATTTCTTTGTGAACTTTGTCTTTACTATTTCTCCGTTGACCGCCCTTATATCTATATCTTCATGTTCATACCCTACTGCCCGCTGATATAAACTGTGGGCGACTTCACTATCTGCCTCTGATTTACCTTTCTGTACCCACCGTTTGAATTCTGGTTTAGTTCGCAACCATGTTTCTATGCCCGCAACGCTAACACCAAACGCTATGGCCAAATCAGCATTAGTTAGGCCTAATAAGCATAACTTGAATGCACGCATTGGGTAAGTGTCGTTATATACTCCGGTTCTACCAGGTTTCTTACGGCGTTTGATTTCTTTCGGCTTACTATTTCCATTTAATTTTGTACGTTTCATCGTGTTATACCCTTTCTTTTGTGAACCACCCATTTGCTAAAGACAAATGGGCTTCGGGTTTCATAGAGTGTGCGTTATTACTAACGTCTAATTTCCTCTCCACCCGTGTTTTCGACAGTTCCTGCCGAGTTTAATATTTTTAATCCTTCTTTATAAAGATATAACTGTTTTTCATGAATTTTATTTTGATCTTTTCTTTTTACACCTCAAAATAAAGAATATCCCATCACAATAAGGTGATAGGTATCTGTTTTTAATTATTTACGCCGTTCAGTGAGCCAACTCAATCCTAACGCGACAACGACGAATATAATTATATATATTAATGTCATCATTTAATAGTCCTTTCCCATTCTTTAATTTCGTTATGATTTTTAACCAGCGCTTCAAATGCGGCTGTCAAATCCTCTTCCGCTTTTGCGGCATGCTTGTAGCGTTCCGCGCAAATTACGGCCTTGCTATAAAGTTCAATTGATGGCTCTTTCAACATCTCATAAAACTTGACGG